ATACTGGAAGATTCTTTTATTTTCTTCCAGTATTTTAAAAATACAAGAATAAATTTCTTGTATTAGATTATTGATTTTTTGCATCATAGGCTACAACTGCAGTTCCTACTCCACCTACGGCAGTTATTACTGCTGTTATTACATCATTAACACCTAAATTTTCTATATGTATTAAGCAACCTACTATTGATGCAATTGCAATTATGATTATATTTTGAACTGTTATAGGTAAATCATAATTCCAGCCAAAGTGTTTTGACACTTTTCCTGCAATATAAGTAAATAATGTTGTTACAACATATACTAAAAATTGTACTGTCATTACTTTTCCCTCCTTTCTAAATTTTCTAAATCTTTAATTCTATTATTTGCAACTTTTATTTGTTCCTCTAAAACAGGAACTCTTTGTGCAAAATTATTATGTGTCCTAACTTCTCTTGTAAGTTCTTCTAACTTTGTATCTGTTACTGCTTGTTGAGTTGATAATTTACTTTCGATTTTTTTATTATTAGATAAATTAGAAAAGACTACACCTACAAGTGCTAAACCACCTGTAATAATTGAACCTATTATACTTTCCATGTTTTTTAATCCTCCTTATTTTCATCTTTTGTTGGCCATACAATGTGGTATGGAAAACCCTCTTGTTTTGTAATATCTCTAAGTTCTTGTCTATATTTAGCTATTTTTCCATTATAGACATTAGAAAATCCTTCAAAGAATTGCTTTAAACATGAAATAAGATTAGTCATAGATATTTCTGCAGGAATATCTAATCCTAATCTATCTATACACATTTCTTTATCAGTATCTTTCAATAGTTCATTTCTTTTCTTTCTTACTTCAGCTGCTAATTTTTCATAATCTTCTTTTTTTGCAAATTGTAACCATTGTTCATAATTATTTTCTATTTCTTCTGATAATTCTTCTCTATTATCGAGTTCTATTGTGTACATATCATATAAATATCTTTTATCATTTTCTTCCACAGTTTCCTCGACAATATTGTAAAAAAAAGAAACGGTACATTTTCCGTTTCCCAAATCTTCAATAATAAACCTTTTATTTGGTTTGACACTGTTTTCTACTTGCATTTCTTAACACTCCTTTACATTTTTCAATATTTATATACGGATTAAAATATTTTTGTTTGAAATTACGACTATCACAATGTTTAAGCCATCCGTTGTAGCTTATCATTGCTGAAGCATCTTTTTTAGTTAATTTTTTCCTTTTATATATTCTTTTGGCTCTTCTTTTTATTCTTAAAAAATTTTCTCTTCTTAAAGTTGTATAGCCTCGATAAAATCTATATCCTAAAAAATCAATAGGTCTAGCATCAACTTTAAATAATTGCCAATTTTCTTTTAGTGCCAATTTTTCCTGCTTTAAAAATATTTCTATTTTGTCTTTTATTTTGTGCAACTCTTTCTTATTTCTGTGAAATAGCACCATATCATCCATATATCTTATATAGTAAGAAGCCTTTAGTTTTTCTTTAATGTAATGATCTAATTCCTGTAAGTAAAAGTTTGCAAACCATTGTGAAGTGAAGTTACCGTATAGGTAATCCACTTTCCGAGCTGTCTATGATTAAATCTATTAATTCTAATGTATCTCTATCTTTAATAATCTTTCTAAATTTTTTCTTCATTATTTCTTTATCTATGTTAGGATAAAATTTTTTTATATCTAATTTCAAAGCATACTTTGTATTCTTTTTATCTGCAATTAATATTTTCTTAATATATTTGGCTCCATAATGTATCCCACGCCTAGGTACAGATGCACATGTATATTCATACATTCCTCTTTCAAGAAGATAATGTATGTTTTGCATTAGAGCCCAATGGATGATTTGATCTGGATAGAAACTTGGTTTGAATATTATTCTTTCTTTTTTCCTTACGCCATCGTGAATTACCATTTTTATATATGGACTTGGTATATATTTCTTATTAATAAGCATATTATATATTTCATCAACATAAAAGCTGATATTATCTAATATTTTATTCACACCATTTCTACCTTTTTTTCCTTTTGATGCATTTATAATAGCTATTCTTATATTCTCTTTTTTTATTATTTGTTCATATATGTTACCAATTCTCTTCATTGAATACCTGGCTTTCTTATTTTGTCTACCGACTTTTCGCTTAAAAGAAACTACTAAGCCAGTCCAGTTTCGACATTATTTTTAGCAAGTGCTATGGAAAGTGATGTGTAATGATTTAACAAAATAAGTAGGCGAGCCCCGATGTTCCAATTCGCATTCGAAGAAGCGTTGTTCAAGTTCCAGTAGAACAAACCAGCATTCGTGCCGTTGTCTACGTTACCACCCACGAGGGCAAAAAAACTAAAGAAACCGAATAGCGGGACCGCACACATCAAATCCCCATATAGTTATTATACATATACTTTACAAATAATTTAACTACTCTGCATTGCAGTTATATGGGGGACTATGCCGTCCCCCAGTCCCCCTGCTTTTACTGGTATTTAAGAAGGCGAGCCCCGACGTTCCAATACGCATACGAAGAAGCGCTGCCCAAGTGCCAGTAGCACAAACCAGCATTCGTGCCGTTGTCCACGAGACCACCCACGAGGGCAATTCTGTTGCCTTCGGAACATGAATAGTAATCACATGTACCCGTTTCAGAGCTTCCTCCAGCTTCTGTTGGAAGTGCTATTTGAGTATTATCTTCATCATATCCAAGTCTATTTGGATACACACCAGAAGTTTGTAAGTTTGTATATCCTATTTGCTTGTAAGGTGATACAAATTTGTCTGAAGCATATTGCGTTGGATCATCACATACATAAGCAACATAGTCTTTAATATTGATTCCATCAACAAATTGCCATACATTGCCAAATATATCCTCAATTCCTCTATATATTACTGAAGTTTTACTATTTGATAGACAGCCGGACTTCATTCCTAATGTGTCACACTTTCCGCTTCTTTGTGCAGATGACCAAATAACATTAGTAGTTGCTATATTAACTGGATCTCCATTAAATTTTATAGCTTTACCTGTTACAGTACCATTTGTGAAATCTGCAATTTCTGTTATTGTTCTTTCTGATGCTACAGAAAAATTGCCATAACCAGTTCCAATTGATATAATCTGTCCTACGACAAATGAATTTCCTGCACTTGTATTTACAATAAATCTATTTGTACTTGTTTCTGCAATTAACGCAACATCATTATTGTTTATTCTCATTCCGGTATATCCATTTCCAAGTTTTAATTGAGAATTATAATGTGCATATTCAACTAAATACAACATTTGTAAAATAAAATATCTTGTATCTAATATTCCAAAACCAGTACCAACTCCTGTAGCTAATGTTCTAAAAGCAGAAATAGTTTTAATATATGCAGGTATTTGTCCACTAATACTATGTGCCTTTCCATTAGCATCTACACTTATATCATATCTTCCTATTGAGAACTCTTTACTATGCTTATATCCTGCTCTATTATAATCAGCAATATAAATATATTCGTAATCTTCTTTAATCTCTCTCTTGTACCAGAATTCCGGTATCCTTGTTAATACTTCTCCATTTGTTCCATCAAATTTAAATCCAGGTTCTCCTATATATGCTTTTACTTTTTTATTTGTAGTATCATAATTGTATGTTTTAATGTCTGACCATGGATATATATTATCAAAATCATTTTGTACTGCAGATCCATCTTTTGTAGCATTTGCTACAAGTCCTATATTATCACAAATTCTTTCCCATACTGGACTTGTATTATCTTTGATTTTTCTTCTTATACCATAGTTTTTTCCTACAAACTCTCTTGCTTTTTCTATTGCTTCTTTTAGTTCATTTTCTGTAACATATATTTGATTAGGATCAAGTGTTATATTTATATTTTCCGTATTATCTACTAATACAGTTATATCAATATTTTTTTCTATCAATTCTGTTACAGAATTGTTTATGTATTCTGCATTAGCTCCTGCATTTGCATAAGCATATAATACTTTAGCCTTAGTGTCTGGATCTATTGCAAAAAGTCCAATTTCTCTAAAATAAAACGCACTATTTGCATCAATATTTCTAAAAGAAAATGATATTTGAGCTTGTGTGTCTTTTAATATTTTTATATTATTTAATGAACATTCTAGAACTTTTGTTGTTAATGCCTTTTTATCTCTTGCATTTCCTGTTAATGTTCCACTACCAATTTCTGCATGGTCAAATTCTACTTTTTTACCCTGCAGGGTTTTTGCAGCTAACAAAGAACCATCCTTTGTTATATATACTTTTTCAAACCCCATTATTTTTCACACTCCTTTATATCTATGTAACTCTGTTGCCTCAAGTTTAATCCAAAATTATTATTCTCGTTTATTTTAACATTTTCAATTTCTTTCATTTTTTCTGTGTTCAAAACCATATATGTTTGTTGAGATATTATTGCTCCTGAGATACAGTTTATTTTACTTGTTAATCTATAATCTAGTTCTATATTGGCTGGCATTTGCTTTACCAAATCATTCTTTAACAATTCAGCTGCTTCTGTATAATTTAATGCAATTTCTATGTTCATTTTATAGTTATTGAAATCTGTTGTTATTTTATAATTTTCAGCACCAATAGCTTCATTTAATGTTTGTATCAGCCATTTATAAGTATATGCAACTCTATTATTCATTTTTAATAAAATTGCCATTCTTCTTGCCTCTAAAGTTTCTGCTGGCCTAGTAATTCCATATATTTTTTCATATCTTCTTAAACCATAATCTTCTGCTGTTTTTACAATAACTTCTCTCAACATGCTATTTATTTGATTATTCAATTTTTCAATTTGTATGTCTTCAGCTCCAAAAATTTCCTTAAATTCTCTAACTTCTTTTAGAAATGGTGGCATATATTTGATTAAATTCATTCTACGATCACCTCTCCTAAAATAGGAATTTGATATTTACTTAATAAAACATTACCATTTTGATTATTAATAAGTGTTTTAGTAACATCAATTACTCCCTCTGTATTTAATATTAGAGCTTCTATTTGTGCTTTTCTTACAACCGTAGTATCTGTATCTTCCCATAGTTTTCTTAATCCTAATAAATATTCACTAATTGATTTCTTTATATTTTCCTTAACTTTATCTTTTGTGGTTGTTGTTTCTATTGTTATTTCCGTTTTTACTTCTATGCTTATTTCTGTTACTGTATCTACTGTTACAACATGTCCTATTGGAGCTAACCCAAGTCCTTCTTCAGAAAATCCTGGACATATTTCAGTTTGTACAGTTTCTATCAATGTGCTTGTTGCTTTGTCAAAATTACTATCCAAAATTGTTAGCTTAACGGTTCCTCCTCCATTCCAAATTGGTGTGACTTTAACTGCTCCAACACCATCTATGTCTTTTGTTTTATTTTTATAGTCTATAACATTTCCTCCAAATGATTTTTCTTCAATTTGTTCATAATATCTTTTTCTTAATTCTTCATCATTTTCTTCATCTTCTCCAGGAATAAGAAGGTCTGTTAATGTTGCTTTTCCAAGATTTTGAATATAATCAACAGGAACTAGCAGCCCTGTTATGTTATTTCCAGTAAGTCCAGCAGTTTCACATTCTAATTTATAAATTCCTGTACTAATTTTTTCTTTTATCTTCCAATAGCAATCGTTACATGTAAATCTTGAATTTAATTCAATGTCCATCAGATTTTCGCTCTCATCATAAAAATTTCCTTGTTTGATTGCTTTTGTAGCTTCTTTTCTAGTCAAACCTACTTGATTAGATAATCGGTCCAAATATTCCTCCACTGCTGTATCTGCAAAAACTAAATCTATATTGTTTTTCAAAACAATATACATTTGAGCCATTTCTGCAGCTGCAGGTGCTAATGCATCATATATAATGCTTCCTTCTCTTTTATCTAATGTATCGGGTATTTTATCCAACATTCGGTTTAAAATAGTCTCATACTCATAATATTCATCTAAATTTTCATTCATGTGCTCACCACCTTCTCAATTGTTATTTCTCCTACAGTTGTAATTACATTAAATGTTACTATTAATTTATCTTTTATTATTTCAAAATTAAAGTTATTTACTTCTTCTATTCTATCATCTTGTAACAGTGCTTCAGTTATTACTCTTTGAAGTTCTGGCACAACATAAGTAGAACTTTCACCAATTAAATTTTTAAGTTCGATTCCATAATTCCAACTATATATTAGGTGTTCAAATCTTTCTGTATTAAGTATGCAATAAATTGTTTGTTTCATTGCCTCTATTCCATCACAAAATCTAGTTATTGTGTTTTTTTCAATATCTAGGCAATATGTTTTGTTGGGTTGTGTTGCAATTTCTAAATTGCTTTGTAATATATTATTAGTATTAGGTGTCATTTTAGCTTAACCACCTTTCATCTTTTTATTTTGTCTATCACAATATACTCTTGTCCACCACGCTTCTGTATCAATATGACCACATCATCTTTTTTTAATGCATTATGAACAGTCATTTTTTTCTTTCCCCTAATGTTATGTGAATGAGATAGGTTAATTGATTTTTCTGATACTTCAATAGAACTTTGTACTGTATTTGTTATCTTTTCATTATCTGGATTTGGAGATATACTAGAATTAACACTTATATTCGCATTTGCCGTATGTGAATGATTTGCATTAAGTGTTTTATCATCCGTTTTCCAATCTATCGTAACATCTACAGTATAATCAGTAACATTCTTAGTTAATATTAAAAATTCAGATGTTAATTTAAGTTTTTGTTCCACTGTAACCTCTAGTGGACTCGTATTTGTAACAATTCCATATAAAACATTGCAAGGAGCTGATGCTTCTTCAGCTCCCTGCGAAATTCTTTTTAATACATCTATTAGACTCGCCATATTATCCTCCAATTACTGTGATATGAAATCTTGCCCCCTTAATGTCAAATCCATAAAATGTTCTCCATTCTTAAATGTATGTTTTGCTTTTTCAACCAACATAAAATTTTGAAGTTTTACATCTCCTAAATCTAAATTCACAATTATTAAAGAGCCCCCTCTAACTCTGATATCTCCAATAGCATTTTTGATTTCTAAGTTTCTAGTCTTCTGATTATATAAATTTAATAAAGTTTTTGCCTTAACTGCTCCATTTGTTTTTTCATCAATAGTATCAAAGTATTGTAACACTCCCCACTTGTTCATATTACTTGTATCTTGTGCTATATATACTTCCCTTTTTCCTGTTTTTTCATTGTCATATACTAATTTAACTTTATTATATGTATCTGTATCTATAGAACTTTGGTAATCAAAGTTTTGTGCAGTTTCTTCATCTATAATAAGTCCCACTTTCATTCGTTCTAGGTTTTTTAAGCATATTTGTCCAAAATCATCATAAAGAACATACATTTCCTTTTTGTACTGTATTGTTTCATCTAAAGCATTTAAAATAATGTCAAAAAGAGCCTGATTACTTTCAGATTTTTTTGCGATTTTATAATTTGTATTTTCTAAAGTTCCAACATTTAATTGAAAATCATTTGCGATCATTCTAACTAACTCATCGGCTCTTTTATCAACATATACATAACTTGATTTGTTTTTTAAATATCTTAATTGATCATATGCTGTTGTCTTTATTATTTTATCCTTTTCTCTTTTCTTAGTAAAAACAAATCCATAAAACACTTTATTTCCATTAACTTTAAAGCTTATTGGATTTCCTTCTTCATAATTTATTATGTTATCTTTCAATACTTTAAACTCTAGCTTGCCTGGAGATGATTTTCTTTCTGTAGTCCAAACAATTTCATCTTGTGTAACGGGTGCATATACAGTATTTCCATTTTGAATTAATAACTCTATCTCCATACAAACACCTCCTATGCTGGTATCCAAAGTACCTGATTTGGATATATCAAGTTTGGATTTTTTATTTTATCTCTATTGGCTTCATATATTTTTCTATATTTATTTCCTTTTCCATAAAATTTTTTAGAAATATTCCATAAACAGTCTCCTCTTTTTACAGTATAATTTTGGCCACTTGGAGCCGAATTCTTTTGAGTTGCTGTTACCGTTGGTGTAACAGTTCTTTCGACAACAGGTGGCCTATATTGTTTTATAGTTATTTGCATAGTTTTTGTAGAGTACTCTTTATATTGTTTAAGCTTTATTTCAACTTTTACATCAAATCCTTCCTTTGCTTCTTCAGTAATTTTATAATCCTCTAAAGAAACCTTTATATTCGTATCAAATAAAACCTTTCCATTAGGTAATTTTCTTGAAACAATAAATTGAAAAGGAGTATTATTTATTTTCAACTTTTCAAGTATATTTAAATAATATACTGCAGGCTGAAATTCATTTTTATATGTTGCAAAGGGATAATTTGTGTTTGGAAGTAATGCTTTGAATTCAATTTCTGTCAAACCTGGTTTTTTTAAAACATTTATTTCTTGGTTATTAATTAAATCGTAAGTCTTATTTTTATTACTTATTTTTAATGATAATTTATCGGGAGCAATAGGTAATAATGTATTTCCTAAATAAAAATAATATGCCATTTTTTCCTCCCTCCTAAGTATGAACTCCATCCGCAACGGATTGTAATTCTTCTTCTAATCTGGTAGCTAGTTTTTCAACTATTCCATCAATATCTTGTTCTTCATTTATGTTATTATTATTATTCATTGTAATATTTACGCTTGCTGTAGTAAATCTATTTACAGTATCTCTTTCTGCTATATCAATCAAATATTTTAAATCTTCTTCAGATATTTCTGAGTTATCAGCTATTTTTTTAGTATCTCCAGCAATATCTCCAAGTGTGCCATCACCCATGCTACTAAAATCAAAACCATCCATACTTAAGGCATCGTTTATAGCTGAAGTTGCACCATTTATCCAATCATTTCTATGGTCTGTTCTATCTTGTCTTGTAGTTTCTAGCTCTATAACCTTATTTTGTATATCAGTAGCTGAGCTACTTAAATCTGCTGCAAATTTTGCTTTATTTTCGTTGATTGAATTATTTACTTCATTCATATCATCTAGCATGCTTTGTAAATCTTCGTTTCTTCTTACAACATTGTCCATCATGCCTTCCATTGCCTTATCTGCGAAATTCGCATATTGTGCATAATCTATTGAAACTCCTGGTATTTTATTTAAAATTGAAATTATTCCATTTACGATTCCTAATACTCCATTATACAGCCATTGAAAAATATACAGTATTCCTACTCCAACAGCTTCTAATCCTGTTTCAAATGCATACCATGCAGATAACAATGCATAGCAAACTCCTATCATTCCTAATAGCATAAATTGTGCTGCTAGAACTATTCCATAAAAAACTGTTTTGCATCCTAGCCATAAAGTCATAGCACCTATAACTAACATGTCCCATAAATATATAATTGCATAAGCCACCTTATCGTTAGTAAACCACAAGTATGTAAGTGCCACTATTAAGGCCATAATCAATACAACAATCCATACGATAGGACAAGCATATAATGCAGTATTTAATCCATATTGTGCAGCTGTAGCAGATAATGTTGCTCCGGCTTGCATCATACTTGCTGCTGCTTGTACTTTTTGTATAATAGCTAATATAGTCAGAATTCCACTTGTAATAGTAGAAATTACATTAAATGCAATATATGCTCCAACTATTCCTAGTATTACTGGTGCAAGTGGCTCTAAAATACTATATAACCATGCTGCAGTTTCTATTAAACTTAATACAGCCTGCGCAGCTAAGCTTGCTCCTTCTATAAACATATTGAACATTTCCTGTACTTGCTGATTATTTGCTAGAGCATTAATTTTTTTCAAAACTGGATCTAATGCTTTAATTGTTATATTTTTCATTTTTGTCCATACTTGAGCCCAAGTCATTGGCATTTTGTTATATCTGTCATTTATTTGGTCTGCTGTTGAAAACATAGCATTTTTTATAATATCAGATGTAATTACGCCCTGTGATGATAATTCTTTTAAATCTCCTTTGGATTTACCGGTATAGTTTGCTATTGCCTCAGCTAATAAAGGTGCATTCTCCATAATGCTACGGAATTCATCCCCTTGTAATTTGCCAGATGCCATCGCTTGTGTTAATTGATACATTGCAGAAGTTTGTTCTTGAATACTTGCACCACCTATTGTAAAATTTTTATTCATTAACTCTGTAAATGCAATTATCTCATCTGTATTTTTAAAATTATCCCCTGCCAGAATTCCTAATTTTGATACAACGCTAGTAGTATCCAGAAATGAAGATCTAGTTCTATTCGACATCGCAAATATTTTATTTTCTAAATTTTCTACACTATCATTATCATCTACTATCAGTTCAAGTCTTGCTCTATTGCTAGAAACTTGATCGGATAAGTCAACTGTTTTTCCAATTATTGTTATTCCTCCTGCTGCTATTGCAACATTCTTTATAGTATTTAATAGTTTATTTGCCGCCAAATTAGAATTTTCAAAGTTAGAAGGCATTTTTCTTGTTTCATTATTAGCATTTTGTGCTGACTGTTCTATCTGGTTCAATATCATATTTGTATTATTTAACTCTTCCTTCGCTATTTTTAGTGATTGTAAATCAACTGGATTAGATGATGCTGTTTGCATATCTTCAAAATTATTAATAAGAATTCTGCAAGCATTGCTCATACTTCTAAGTGCAGGAGACATACTGTCTTGAACCATTATAGCAGTTTTTATTGTTGCCATTGTTTCACCTTCCTTCTCTTATTTCCACATTATTTTTTTAATTTACTTTGCTGTTCTTTTTCATTTTCAATTCTAATATCAATAGATGCAATAACAAAAGCTTTTTCTTTAAATGGTAATTCTATAAATTCATGTGGAAATCTATGAAGTTTTTGAAGGCAATAATGAGCATACACAGCTTCATAATCGCCTTCTTTAATTAGTTTTTTGCTTCTTCAACCGCTTCTTCTAATTCATATCCATTTATTCTTTGAATTTCTGCTGTTAGATCATCATATTCTGCAGCATTTAATAAATGTTTTGTCAACAAATCAATAGAGTCCATCTCATGATAAAAGTCTAATAACTCTGCATTGTGAAGGTCCGGAAATATAACACATTTATCAGTAAGCAATTGCAAATATCTAATTGTATCTAATTGCTGTTGATATCCTTTTTTCTTTCCATTTTGTACTATAACTTGTCTATAGCATTGTTTTCTTAAATCTTCATTCTCTTTTGCAGTTATAGTTTTTAATTTCCATGGGATAGGCTTTCCATTTTCATCCTTGAAGTTTTTAGAAGCTACATATTCAAAAACTTCTTCTTTCTTTTCAATCATAAAAGCTTGTAAATTGCTCATAATATTCCTTCTTTCTTATTTATTTTTATTCCATTCCATCTAAAACTTTAAATTTAGTTGGATTTGCAAAATCTTCAAATGTAAATTCAATCTCTTGCTCTAGAAAATCTCCATCTACATCAAATGATGCTAATACTCCACCATTGATATTGCAACCTTTAAATATCATTGAACATGCACCTGCTGATGATGTTGGATCTTCATTTGTTACCTGAGTATCAAAATATACATCTTCTCCCGAATTTTTATATCTTTCCATAAGCTCATCAAAAATAGATGTATTTTTATATACTGTCATTTTTCCTGTACCTTTCCAGCCAGTTGATTTATTTCCAGCACCTGTTTTTCCTAATATGTTTATTTCCTTTTTAGTTTTCTCAAATTTTGCTTCAAAATCTTTTGCTTGCATTAGTAAATATCTTCTTCCTTCGATAGTTACGTAGCAGTCTGCCAATTTTGCGCTAATAGCATCTTTAGCATTCATATTAATTTCAGACATAATAAATTTCCTCCTTTAAAATAAATTAAGAGAACATGTACTGCCCTCTTTTATTCTACAACTACGGTCATATATAATTTTTCCATAGCATTAACTATTTGTACTGCAGCATCAATAGTTACGGATTTTTTATCATTTCCAATTGCTACTGCGATATCTGTGTCTTTAAAATTCTCTATTGCTTGTATCTGTTGATATGATTTAAATAATGTTGCTATATCATTCCATAATGAGGTTCTTCCAGACTCATTATTTGCAATTTTTCCTATGTATTTTGAATTAAATACACTTGCTACATCTGTTGCAATTTGGTCTAATACCCTTATAGTTTGATTTGATTTAAACTCTTCACCTTTTTCATCAGTAGTATTAACTAAGCTGTTTATATCCACTAAAACTCTAACTTGGTCACCTACTTGATGTAAAACAAATTCTCCACTATCAATTGCTGTTTCTAGTTGTGCTTGTGTATATTCTGTTTTAGGTGTATATTCTCCATCGTATGTCTTATTGGTGTTTGATTTATTTATCTCACAACCTGCAATTACGCCAGTAACCCAATATATCATTCCTATATCTGATTCATCTGCAGCATTTTTTACATTAATAACTCCTTCATAATCAGCAGATGTGTTATACAATACAGCTTGAAATTTAATACCTAATTTATCTCTTAATCTTTTTGCATATTGAACATATAAGCCTGTTATAGATGTATCTTTAGATAAACATCCAACTGCATTGAATGAATAAGATTCAAGTTTGTTTAGAAAATCTTGATGAGCTGTTGAGCTAACTGTTCCATTTGTTCCACCAGCTAGTGCTGTTCCTGCTGTAACAGTCAGTGTAGTAGCTTTGAATGAAACAAATTCATTTGCAACTAATTCACTTGCTGTTTTTACGATTTGTTTATCAACTTCTTTTGTTCCAAGCATCGTTATTACTTCATATTTATTATTATCATCAACATTTTTTTGTATGATAATTTTCAAGTCATTTCCTCGTGTTCCAGAATATAAAGCTGTTGCAATATCATTTGTAGCTTTTTCTCCTTCATTTAATTTATATAAATATGCTTTCTTGATATTTTTAAATAAATCTCTTAGTCCTTTTAATTTTGGATCTGAATATTCATATCCAAATAAGGCTAAAGAATTTTTTGCAAATTCTTCTCCTGTTACTGCTATTATTTGGCTATCTTTTCCCCAATCAAGTTCAAGTGCTAATGCAGCAATTCCTCTATCTCCTGCAACTGCAGAAGCCGCTTTTTGTGATGCAAAATTAATGTATGCACCAGGTATTTTTTTGTTTTGGACTGTAAAAGTTCCTCCTCCTAATGACATATTAATTCACCTTTCCTTTCCTAAAATCTTCTATTGTCTTATTTACTTCTTCTAATGTATATAATTTATCATCTTTTAATAAAGCATTAAGTAAATCGACATTATCTTTAAATTTTTTTGAATTTACTATTTGTTGTTTAGTAAATCTATCTTCAATTATAGTTTCTACTTTTTTTCCCTTAGCCATCCTTTTTAACCTCCCCATTAAGATCATAATTGTTCATCTGTGTATTATCATTTTCTCCCTTACATATAAATAATTTATAGTCAATGAAAAAGTGTAACACTCCATCTTCAATTTTAGATTGCATTTTATCTGCTCTAATTAGTGCATTATTAGTTAAAGTTATATACTCTAAATCATATAACTTATCTGCCATTTCCATTAAACTTGGTGTATCATCATTTTTTGAAAAACCTGTAATATCAAAATGGAGTATATCTATATAATTTTTTTTATTTATACCTATATCTCGATTCTCATTTCCATCTAAGTAATTAATAAAAAAACAAGGTTTTTCCATACCTTGCTGAACATTATCATCATATACCTTATAGGATACATCAAATATTTTTCTAATTTTTAAGGAAATCCCTGTCACTATTTTATCAATAACCATTATTAAAACACTCCTCCATAAATTTAGTCAATTTGCGTTCTATAATCTTAGGCAATTGTGATTCTAATTCTTTTTCTGATATAGTAAGCATAAAGTGTCCATTTACCCAGGCAGATTTTAATTTCTTGCCCAAAGCGGGAACAAATCTTCCAGGTTCTTGCCTATGTCCAAATTCAACATAAGATGAATATTCTACTGGATTTTTCACAATTATAATATAATTATTGCCAAGTCTGAGTATCTTTAAAGAGTCTGCATATTCCTTTGCATTTGGTACTTTTCCTCCCTCAGCTTCTTCTTGTGTTTTTGCTGTCCATCCTCTCCTTAATGTTCCTCCATTTTTTATTTTATAAGTTCTATAGCTACCATCCTTTTTTATTACTTCAAAGGTTCCTTCTCCTACAGGTGTCCTTTTAATGACTTTCGCTAATAAACGAGCAGCCAACTCTCGAGAAACATCTTCACAAAATTTTTGCACATCGAATTTTGACATTTTTTCTATTTTTTTTGCCAACTCTTCTAGTTGTTTAAAATCACAACTTCCCCATCTAGCCATTATGCCCACCCCTTAAATTTTTCTAACATAATTTCTTGGTGTGTGTCATATACTGCTGGTTCTCCACTATTTTTATATTCGGTAGTTCTATTTTTTTGAGTTACAATTATCTTAGAGCCAGGTTTTATATTTAATTCTGGAGCAATAAACAATTTGACCTTTGTAATAACATTAGATTGATTTTCGGTTTCATTATTTGCATTAATATCCTCAAAAGATAGCTTACATGGTTGCTTTTCTAGTACAGTCTCTTCTTTAAAATTAGTTCTATTATTTTTTGGATTCGTATTTGATTTATATTCAATAATATCACATTTGCCATCATATAATTTTTCAATTGCCTGTCTAGCAATATTTAAATACGGATTCATACTACCACCTCATCTTTCGATGTCTGTATAAATCTTTTTTATATTTTTCTACTAAAGCATCTTCTGAGAACTCTAATGTTCCTGTATTATATATTATTCCATTTATATTTACTGATGTTGCATCTGCAAAATCTACAGTTGTATCTCCCTCTTGTATGCTTTTAACTTTCATATTCATATCACTTGAGGAATTTACATCTATATTTTTAACAAACTGATTATCATATCCATTTAAATACCAATAATCTTTTGTCATTCTAATCCATGTAGCATATAAGCTTTTTGGTATAGAAGAAAGATGTGTTGTATCTAAAATAATACACATTGTATCACTTATTGAATATAATAACTGTTCTTTTGCAGCATTTCTTTTTGCCTCATCTTGAATGTTTGTTATTTTTAATTCATTTTGTAAACGCTCTACAAACAATCCCATATTTATTTCTGTTCGGCTTTTTATTTCATTAAGAATATTCATATAATCACCTACTCATTTTCTGGATTTTCTTTTTCTACCTCAGTATCTTCTATTTCTTTAATTTTTGCAATTAGTGTTTCTTTTTTCATATTGTGAACATTTTTTATACCTAGTCCTTTTGCTTTTTCTTTTAATGCTTCTAATTCTTCGCCGGTATTGTCGCCGGTATTGTCGCCGATATTGTCGCCGGTATTGTCGCCGGTATTGTCGCCGGTATTGTCGCCGATATTGTCGCCGGTATTTTTGTCTGCAGAAGGCTCTGCATTCTCTGTAGAATACTCTGCAGCATCTTTTTTATAATTTTCAACATATAATTCTAGTTCTTGTTTCAATTCTTTTAGATTTATTGTTTCATCTTTTACCATTATAGTAATAGTTCTTTCCTTTTTATCTGAGATTTCTTCTACTACATCTAAATATTTTTTATTTTTTTCGTACACATCCTCACTAACTATAGCTGTATCCTTATCATAACACCATTTTCCATTTAACTTTAATGCTGGTCCTTTTACAATAACTCTTTTCATCTTATTACACCTCTTTTATTAAAAAATAAAAGGTAAAGGCTTGTAGCCTCTACCCTAAGTTAAGCTAATGCTAGCTTGAAATACCTCATCACTATATGGGAATGAAGGTAATGCAGTAGCAACTGCTTTTTCCCAAGTGCTTACAGGATCTTTGTCTTCTTCATATACCATAGCAAGTATTTTGCCAACTTGTCTAATGTCAATTGAAGGATCTCTTTGTAATCTTATTTCTTCTGCTGTTGGTCCATATAATGTTTCACCTAATTTTCCTTCTGGGAACATTGAGAAACATTCTTCTGGGAAATATCTAATTTGCTCATAAGTTCCATCAGCTTTTAATCTTCTATAGACTTCATCATAAGTATATATTTTTGGTAAACCTAAGCTTTCTAAGTATGTATTTAATTCTCCAACTGTTGCTAATCTTTTTGAGTCCTTTCCATATAAAGCATTAATAACATTTGGATTTTTTAAAATTTTTGCTAATACAATATTTGAAGTTAGAGCTCTTTTTGGTTTAACAGCCATTTTGTTGTACCATTCCATTATATCTGCTATTGGGTCTGAGTTTGTTCCCCAGTCTACATTTGCAGCCTTATGAGCCTCTGGTACACCATAATCAATACTAGCATTTAAACCATTTTCATTTAATGTTACAGTTCCCTTTGCTAATATTTCCATACGCATAACTTCGACTCTTGCTCTTACACCTTGAACTAATGAGTCAATATCATTATATACCTCTTGCATTAATTCTTGTCTTTCAGCTTCATTTCTTGGTGATTCTAAGGCTATAATATCTTCCTCACTTAATGGTAATTTTCTTTTAATTAATGCCAATTCAATAGCTTTCTTTTGAGCCTCTCTTTGTCCAATTTCAGATTCTGTATCAAATCCATGTACACTTGCAATTACAGGTGTTTTACTTTTATTTACGATCATATCAAATTTAAGTGATCTTTTCTTTACTTCTGGAAATAGTTCCTCTCCCATTAATGCTGGATATTTTCTATCCTTTTGATAATTTAATATTTCTTTTTGTTCAAAAAGTTCTAATACACTTTTTCCCATAATATTTTTCCTCCTTATATATTTTATTAATATTTTTTAGTTATTCTTTTTCAAATATTGTACCGCTAACATCTCCGCCAACAGTATAATCAGCAGTTCCCGCTGTTACTTCTGCAGCTGTTCCTGCTAGTAATTTAGCATAAACATCTCCTACTCTTTTGAAATAGTCTTTATCTTCTAAATATTTTGCATCTGTTGTTTTCTTATATGAAGCTGCAGATTGTGTTTCATAGTCATCTTTAAAATGAATTCCTGGCATTGTTGCTTTATCAGCATCTGCAATTTTTTCTGGTAGTCTTGCAGCTAATACCCATCCTTCATACATAACAGCTCCTGGTTGTGGTCCTTCTGTTACATCAACATCATTGAACACTAGTCCAATAGCAACTCCTTGTGAATTTCTGTAAACAGTACCAGCCTTTACAATTTTTCTTCCTTTTGCATTTGCTACTACACCTTTATTATCAATTTGTCTAGTGTAGTTGTGATATTTAGCAGAAGCTAAAAAATTAACTTCTTTTACTTCTTCGTTTTTAACATACATAATATTTTTCCTCCTTATATTTAATTAAAAAATTGGCTTTTTTCTGTGCCTGTTTCAGCACTATTATTTATTTTTGCAAAATTAGAGCCACTACTAATTCCTGCGCCTTCATCTCCTTCGCCTCCGTTACCTTCATTGTTTAATGGATTTCCAGTAACTTTAGTTTCGAAGAAATGAGGATCTGATTTTTTTAGAGCATCTAGTTGCTCTTTAATACCGATTAATGTTTTTCCCTCTTTATCAGTAGTAATCTTAGTTAAGTCCAAAGATCCTTTCACTGCATTTATATTATTTTCGGTATTTCTTACTTTAGCATCTTTAAATGCTGATTTTAAAAGTTCATTGAAGATATAGTCTGAATGTTCTTTTTTAGCATTATCTTCAATTTCTTTTACCTTTTTGTCATATTCTTCTTTGGTTATAGTATTCTTTTGAAGATCAGCAAGTGCTTTTTCTTTCTCGCCTTTCTCTTTTTCAAGTACCTTTTTGTCATTTTCCAGTTGTGATTTGTCTGCTTTCAATGTTTTGTTTTCATCTTGTAATGTTTTTATATCCTTTCCATTTTCAGCTAAAACAAAACTGATTTGGTCTTCTGTAAGACCCTTTGCTTTTAAATCTTCTGTTTTCATACTTTCTCCTTTTCTATAACACCATCATACTAGGCTTTTTTAGGCAGTTCTCCATCTTCCGTTATTCAAATGTTATGAGGCAATTATTAAGGTCTACCTCTTGACCAATTTTTTATAATAAAAATAGACACCTTTTCAGATGTCTAAAATTAATAACTATTCAATTAAAATGTAGGTTAGGATTTGCACCTAACATGATAATTATTTTTACACTTTATATTTGACTTCAAGTGAGAGGCAATCCATAACCCATAATAGTGTTTTATCTAGTCAAAGTACTTCCAACACTAGGGCAATTATCTTATCCATACACATAGCGTCTACCTATTCCGCCACCACATTTTTTATTCTATTATTTCTAAACTAACAATCTCATTTTCAAACAACGAGTAATTTTTGTTGTCTTTTTCATTCAATATATCTATTTCTTCTATTTCCGGCTCATTGTCCTCTGCTGGTACATATCCTACTATTTCGCCAATATATTCATTGTTATTATATGATTTTATTTTTACTCTTTTATTTAATAATTCTTCTAAATTCTTGCCTTTCATGCTAATTTCCGCCTTTCCTATAAGGAACTATATGTACACCAGTTTTACTATAATGAATTTTGAAACTATTAGTCTTTATTTCTTCTGTCTTATTTTTTACAACTCCAATTTGTTCATCAATTGTTATTATTTCTTTCTTACTCCATTTTCCATTATCTCCAAATTGTAATGTACCTGTTCCCGCATATTTGTTTACAAGTTCTTGTGCTTTCTCAGATGATATAGTTAAGTAACTTCTTCCTTCAATATAATTATTACTGTTTAATATATGTTTATCTTGTTTTCCAATATTTATTGTCTTATTTACATTACCAATATATTGTTTTGCTTTTTCTTCTGTTGTTATTCCCAATGCATCTAAATATTGTGCTTTTAAGTTTTTCCATTCATCAATATTATTATACTTCATTTCTTGAAATTCTTCAAATGATTTTCTAATTTCTTTTTCTCCTAGTATGTTTTTATATCTATTATATTGTTCAAAATCTGCTGACTTATTCTTTTCTTTTTTTTGCATTACTTCAAATTTTTTCTTTATATTAGGATCACTATCTATATATTTACTTTTCCATTCATTATATGTAATATTACTTGGTACATAATAAGTTTTTCCGTCTGTATTTCTAGCTGCTCTTTCCCCAAATTCAAATTCATCTGCAAAATATGGAGCAGTTGTACTTCGACAATTAACATGAAATGGTGGAGCAGTTATTCCTTCTTTATAATCACTCATATTAAATATTTGCCCATCTAGATTACGGCATATATCTGATGTTCTTGAGTCAAGTGTAGCAACTATAATATATTTTTCTACTCCTAAATCTTTAAAACAATCTTTTCTGGCCACACTAGAAAAAAATGCTGACTCTGTCATTACTAATGTTCCTGCCTTATTTTTACTAACCCCAAATGTTTTAGAAATCTTATCTATCACATCATCTGGTGCCTTACCTCTTATTATTGATTGTGTTAATTCTTTTTGCAATGTATCAATTAAAGCTTTTTTATTTTTCCAAATTCTATCACTAAAGGTATATCCATCACTTGTCCATGGTTTTGATATTATTCTTTTTATAGTGTTTTCATCTAGTGCAGAAAACTGGAAAGCAACATTGTGGCCTTTTTGTAATTCATATGCTACTTTATAATAAGTATCTTTGTAGGTATCAATAATGAAATTTTGAGTTTCTTGTTGTTCATTATGTGAAAGTTTTTCAATTTCATTTTGTATTTGTATTTGTAAAGCTTCTAATCTTGAAATATGTACTTTCGCACTTGCATTTTCTAATTCTTTTCTCCATATAAGATCTATTCCATTTTCCTGGCCATACTTTATATATTCCTCTACATCCCATTTAAGTTCTTTTAGTTCATTAGTATTAAGCCATTTTTTTGAGTCTCTTAATGAAATTTGATTATTAACAGAAAATCTTGCAAGCCAATTTTTAGTTTCTTTTTTTATATTATATAATGCTTTTTCATATTCTTCTTTCAATGTTTCCAAATACTTTGATTCATTTAAAATTTGCATTCTTTCGAGTTCTTCTAGTCTTTTGCTCCAATAATCTTTGTTATTCATTACTTATCACCAACTTTTGTAGCACCATTTTGAATAGTATTTCCTGCACCAGTATCTTTTCTTTGCTTTAGCAATTTTTCATATTCTGATTCAGCCTTTTCGTTTTCTTCCTTTTCCTGTTCCTTAATTTTTTGTAATTCATCTTCAACATTACGCACAAATGGATGATTAGCTAGTATTGTCGCTTTACTTAGAAGATCAACACTATTATTACAATTTTCTATTAATTCTTTTTCATTAACTGTCATTGTCTTATTAAATACAAACTCCATTTCATATTTTGAATAATCTTTATTATCTTTTGCAGCTATCCATTCATCTACAAAGGCCTTAAAATATTCTAAACTACTTTTAAATTCTGTTTCTATATTGCTACAATCTAAATCTAAATCGGAATATAATTGTTTTAGAGCGACTCCTGACTCCTGGGTTCCAAACTTTTCACTTTGTGTATCAACTCCTGAGCCACCCTCATAAATATCTTTTCGTAATTGTGTAATAAATTCCTTAAAAGCCTCAATAGATATTTGTACACCTTTTCGGTCATATTCTCCATCTGTGTCTAAGAAAACTGTGTTAAATGTTTGTAAGTTTTTTTGGAATGTTCCTGCTTCCGATTGATAATTCTTAACAACATTTACACCATCTGGAGCCTCATAAATTGTATCACCCATTTTTGAAGTTAACTCATCATAACAATCTAATAATGCTTTTAGAAAATGTATTAGAGGTAATTCATCTCCATTATATTTAAAATAAATAAATGGAATACCTTTTTGCCAGTTTTTGGCTTGTCCATTTATCATATAGTGACATAGAATTGATGTGCCTTCTGTGTCTTTTCCTATAATAAATTCCTTTCTTTTTTCAACTTCTTCTACATCCTCTATTAAAGTATCCCCATCATAAATATAATATCTTATGCCCTCTTCATCATAGTATTCTACTTTTGTTTTTGTTTCTTTTGTTTCCTCTGTTGTATATATTTCAACATCATAAAACATTGCTAATGCATCTAAAATCTCATGTTCTTCATCCTTCCAAATTGGAACAATCCTAGTTGCATAACGCAATCTTACTTTTAAATTTCCTTCTGCATCTATATATATTTGCCACCATGCAACAGCTCGTTTTACTGCTTCTATTAGTGTATATTTTAGTCTTTTATGCATCTTGTTATTAAAAATATCTTTTATCAGTTCTTTATATTCGTTATCCTCTTTTTCTCCCTTTTCCACTAGTTGCTTAATCGTAGGTTTTTTTCTTAATAAATAACCTGCCTTCTGATTTATCATTTTATAAATTATTGGATGTTTCAATTGATAGTTTTTTGCATGTGGTGCTACTTCTTCTTGCCCATCTTCATTTATATATACTCTTTCTTTTTTATTTATATCTCCCTCATTTTTATAATATTTATTTCCTATAACCATTTCTTTATATTTATTTGACTCTTTAAAATCTTTGATTTGAGTATTGACAAATTTTGAAAGGTCCATTCCTTTCTTTGCACCTTCTTTTAAAATAAAATCAATTTTTTCTAATTCTGTAATCATTATCTGTTCACTCCTTTATAATTATTAAAATATGCACCTCTAGTCTTGATAGGGAATAGAGTCTGTAGTAAATATCTTAAAGCATCCATTGCGTGGTCGTTCTGCTTTATTGGTTTGTCTTCGCCTCTTTCTTGGGCCTTTTCATCCCATATATAAGATGCAAATTCTCTCAATAAATTAGGACATTTTTCTGCAACAATATGTATTCTTTCTTCATCAAGCCAATTTAGTACAACTGTTATTCCGTTTATAACTGCATTATCAGCTTCTTTAACATTTATCTTATTTTGTTTGAATAAATTTATAAGAGATGTAGCACTTGGATCAATGATAGTTCTTCTTATATCTAGTCCTTCTACCATTGTTAAGTAATCTTTTAAAAACATTGCATCTGTTTTAGTAATTTTTTCTTCTTGTCCACTTTTGTTTTTCTTTGTTCCTTTGTTGTAATATTCTCGTAAAATATACACATGAGGCTTATTATTTATATATTTAATAGCACATAATAAGAAAACCTGTGGATTCGTAATTCCATAATCAGAAGATACATAATAGTAATCAAACTTATCTGGAAGGTCCTTTTCTTTTATTGTGTGCTTTTCTTTACTAAAATTAGGATATATAATTCCTTCTGCAAGTACCCATAGTCCCAAAATAAATCTTTGAAAAAAGACACCTACAAACATTTTGCGGTATCTTTCCTTTGTTTCTTCATCTAAACTTGGGTTATCATCCATTGTGAAATGAAGATGTAATATTTTCTTTTCACTTGCTTTATCAATCCATTCAACTTTAAACCAGTGGTTAGGTCCCTCTGGGTTACAGTTAAACCAGTATTTTGAACCTTTAACAGAACATCTTGCAAGTGCTTGATTTACAAATGATTGTGGCATTAAAGCTACTTCATCTAAGAACACACCTGCTGCAGTAATTCCGTTGTACTAAATCTTGTGATCTTTCATCTTTTCCTCCAAAAATGTAAAAGTAATTAATTACTTCTCCGCTTCGAAACTTCTACTAGGTTATCTGCTCTTCTATCTTTTATCTTGTATCCTTGAGCTCTAAGCATTAGTTTAAGCCAAAATAAAACATTTCTACGAAACGCCCCTACAGTTTTACCTGCCATAATAAAGTTTTGGCCATTAAATCTGCACATTGCCCATAATGCAAAAGATAAGGACATACATAATGTTTTTCCTGCTCTTATGCTTCCATCTGCAATAATTCCATTTTTATCTTTCACAGGACTTTCATCAGTCCACCATGTTAATATTTTCTTTTGTTTTAAGCTAAACGGTTTAAACTTGAATAAAGTTCCATTTTTTATCTTCTTTTTCAGTGTAATAGCATTTTGCATTACTTTGTTTCTTAGATTAGAAATTCTTTCATCAATATTCTCAATTGTCCTCGGTATAATCATCCCATGCACCTTTCGTTGTGTCGTTTAAGGCCTTAATGAAGCTATCATCTTTCAAATCTTCTGTATTTGAGCTATCCTCTTTTGCTGCTTCCATTTCTAATCTAATTAAATCTAATTCAAGTTTTCTATCATCAGTTTCCATTCTATGTAAACTGTCTAAACATTTTCTTTTAGCATCTTCTATTCTAGTAAGTGAGTCTTCTAATTTTTGTAGTGGCGTTATTACATTTATAGCTTCTGTTACTGTCTCTGTTTCATTTGAAGAGTTAGAACTATATTGTCTTTTTACTATTCTTTCTATGTTCATATCCTTTTCTTTGTCTTGTATTTGTTTAATCCTTTTTAAAATTCTATACTCTCTTATGCATAACATTTTATATTCTTGTTCTATACAAGTTCGTTTATTGTCTATTTCTAACTTTTTATATATGCTTTTTTCTTCTTCAGATAGTACATCAAAAAATATTGTTTCATACTCTCCCGTTGTAAGGGCTCTTTTGTTTCCTTCTTCAGCTCCCGGTCCTCCGCTGTTTCCAACAGCATTTTGATTACCTAAATGTGTAACACTTAAATTGCTTTCTCTTTGCCATTTATTTTTTTTGACAAGATAAGTGACTTGATTAAATGATATTTTATATTTCTTTGCTAATTCTTTATATGTAAGTCCATTTTTATAATCGATTTCAATTTTTTCAATATCGTGGATCTTCTTTTTGCGTTTCACATCATATCACCCACCTACCTATCTTCTAATTTTGCCTTTTGATTTGTTAGTGTTTCCCACCTCTTTACTATTACATCACAATATTTTTGATCCAATTCCATAGAGTAGCATGTCCTATTAGTTTGCTCTGCTGCAATAAGTGTTGACCCACTTCCGGCCAAATAAATCTAATACTATTTCATTTAATCTGCTACTATTTTTTATTTGCCTTCCTATTAGGCTTATTGGTTTCATGGTTGGATGCAAATCATTAATTGTAGGTTTATTCTCATTTATAACTGTAGTATTTAGATTGTTTATAACATTTTCGAGTAATTTAACTAATTCTTCTTTTTTCATTTTATTATAATCTATTTTTATATTATCAATTACAGTTGTCTGAGTTCTATCATCTATAAAGTAATGACTCGCACCTGGTTTCCATCCATATAAACACGGCTCGTGTTTCCATTGATAATCTTGAGTACCTAAAACTAATGCATTTTTGTTCCATATTAATTCTTGTCTAACATCAAGTCCATTATTTTTTAATGCTGATTCAAAATTAATATGTTCCCTGGATGCAAACCATATGTAAAATGCTCCTCCTGGTTTTAAAGCATCATTCATACACTTAAATGCTTTTGTCAGGAAATTGCTAAAAGCATTATCATTCATATTGTCATTTATAATTGTCATTCCCTGGCTATTTTCTATACCAACATTGTATGGCGGATCTGTTACAACTAAATCCGCCATATTTCCATTCATTAATTTTGAAACATCTTTTGTGTCAGTACTATCGCCGACACATTAACCTATGTCTTCCAAGTATCCATATGTCTCCTGGTTTCGTTATTGGTTCTTGAATTTCATTAATTGCTTCATCAATATCAAATTCATCTTCCTCAGTATCTAAATATTCATTTAAAATGTTATCTATCTCTTCAGAGTCAAAACCAGTAAGATTAACATCAAAGTTTTCCTGTAGTAGTTCTTGTAATAAATTCTCTAGTTTTTCAGTATTCCATTCGCCACTAATTTTATTCAATGCTATGTTTAATGCTTTTTCTTGTGTTTTATCTAAATCAACTACTATGCATTCTATTTTTTCATAATTCAATTCTTTTAATACTTTTAACCTTTGGTGTCCTCCAATGACTGTAAAATCTTTATTTATAATAATAGGCTCTACATAGCCAAAATTTATTATACTATTTTTTATCTTTATATATTCCTCATCGTTAGGTTTTAAATCTTTTCTAGGGTTATATGTGGCTGGAATTAGTTTATTTATATCAATTTTCTGTATTTCCATCTATTCACCTTCTATCTTATCTAGCAATTGAATTTTTATTTGCTCTGCGATTTTTTTCATCATAACGGGTGGAACACTCATTCCACACACATATTGTACATTCATTCCCATAAAATTATAGTCTTGTGGAAATGTTTGTATTTTTAATATATCTTTATCGCTAGCATATCCTGGTACATCAAACCTTATTGGCGGACTTCCACCAGCTGTAATTGTTGCTGGTGTTCTATCATCTTTTAGATATTGTGCATTAAAACAACTTATTTTTCCGTTTTCTGTCCTTTTTATTGTATCTCCTAACTTGTTGTCTTTACTTATTCTCTTTTTCCATCTTTCATAAGTTAGTGTATCATAATTTAATTGCTTATATTCTTTATCCTTTATTTCGCCATATTTTATTGGTTTTTCATTAAATTCTAAAACAAGACTAGGAAATTTATATCTCTTATTCGTTGCAATAAAGAATACTCTTTCACGTTTTTGTGGCACTCCCATTGTTGCTGCATTTAGTATAAATATTTGTGTATTATATCCTATCTCGTTCATCCTTTTTATTATTAAATTTACATATCCCTTTGCATTTCCCATCACAAGTCCTTTTACATTTTCAGCAACTATGATTTTTGGTTGTAATCTATTAGCAAGTTCTATAAATTCAAAAAATAAATCATCTAGTACCTGACTTGCTTGTCCTTCTCTAAACTTTTTATTTTTGCCCCAATTCTTTTCTCTTTCTCCAGCTAAAGAAAATGTACTACATGGTGGACTTCCATCTAATATATCTAATTTAAACAGTTCATTTGGATAATTTGATAATTTATTCATTTCTTGAATTCCCATGCAATAATTATATCTAGGGTTATGATTTTTTAAATATATTTCATTTATTTTTTTATCTATTTCACAATTTCCTATAACATTAAATCCAGCTAGTTTATAGCCCATAGTAGAGCCTCCACCACATGAAAAACAAGAAAACACATTATATTTGTTTTTAGAAATATTCTGCAAATCTTTTAAATACCATTCATACTCTACCATAATACTACTCCTTATCCAAATCGAATAAAAAGCCGACATTTTGGGCATTGACATTTAAACTTTTCATCACTAAAATCTAGCAAGTCAACTTCTACATTTTCATTAATAGTTTCTTCTGTTTCTTTTATTATTTTATTGATTTCTTTTTCATCAAAACCTGTTATAGATAAATCTATTTCGTTTTTTGATAATTCATTTAGTAATATTTCTAATTTTTGATAATCCCATTCTCCAGATATTTTGTTAAGTGCTATACTAAGCAACTTTTCTTTATCTTTACTTAAACTTACAATTATGCACTCAATTTCTGTTATTCCCATATCTTTCAATACCTTTAAGCGCTGATGTCCACTTATAACTGTCATATCATTATTTATTATTATTGGTGATATATATCCAAATTCTTGAATACTATTTTTTATTTTTTGGTATTCTGGATCTTTTTCTTTTAAATCCTTTCTTGGATTGTAACTTGCTATCTTTAGTATTTCTGTTTTTACTTTTTGTATATTCATAATCAAAATCCCCCTCTTTAAAACATTTATTAATTCTTTTGCAATTTTTACATTGCTGCCTCATGCATATTCCATAATTCATATACACACCTTCTTTTGTACATAAAAAAACTCACAATTAATTTGTGAGTTTTTTAGGGGATTTTTTAATTACATTTTTACTTAATACAATTATAAATCATTGACAATCTCATTTCAAGTTCAATTTTAGCTCATAATATTTAATCAAATCTTATACCATCAATTCCGGAACATTAAAATTGCAATTTCGTTTATTGCTCGGTTTTTATCTCTTTTTATTGTACTAATACTTGCATGTACTTCATCAGCAATTTGGTTCATTTTTTCACCTTTTATATATAGTTTTTCAATTACATCTGATCTTCTCTTTAATTCCACATCATTCCTACTATTGGCCCTTAATGAATATGCAGCCAGTATTGTATCTATATGTTCTATTATAATTTCAGTCCTTTTCTTTGATTTTAATATTGATTCAACTATAGTTTTATCATATTCATATACATCAATTCCTAGTTTGTCCAATATTTCACTAGTTTCTTCCGTATCTAGTTGTTCTTCTGTATATATGGCTGTATTTATATGTCTCTTAAAATTTCTATAATTTTTTAGTAATAACTTTGTATTTCGTATTCTATTATCATATTTTATTTTGTTAGATAACTGTTTTTCTGCTTCAATTGCTTCAATTGCCCTTTTTACCCCTTCATTTACACCTGCTGTTATTGAACTTTGTATCACATCCAACAACTCAGGATCAACAATTAACTTTTTTTCCATACAAACACCTTTCCTTTAGGCTAATTGTATGTGCTTTGTACTTTGGTATAACATATATTTTAAATTCTAATCCAATAACAATTATTTAAACCTATTTAATAATAATTTCTTGTGCATTAAACAGTTTCTTTAATGCATCTTCTAACTTACTTTTATCAACTTCAACTACATAATGTTTTATATTTTCATCATCATAATATCCACATTTTAGCATTGTTCTTTTGGCTTCTTCAGTATTTCTAATATATTTTAGTGCCTCTTCTGTAGCTTGCATATCTGCTTGAAGATTTTGATACTCTCCTCTTGAAATATGGCATTTGGTTAAGTCTACAAATGATTGTAATACATCTATATATTCTTTATTCATAAGTTTGTACCTTCCTTTACTTATTTTTTAAAACAGACCCCATTCCGCAAATTTTTCAAATCCGCCTTTTAATTTTATAAATTTTCTTGCTATTTCTACTATTTCACTGTATGGTTTTCCATCTACGAACTCATCTCCAATTGCACAGTATAATTCTACTGGTTTCTTGGTCTCTTGTGCCTTTAAAAATGCATATATGTTTACTGATACATCTGCTTTTGACAAATCTTTACCATGTAATCCTCCACCTGTTACCGCTTCTCCCATGTCACTGCCTAATTTTCTATTTGTAGCACCTGTATCTACATCTGTTCCACCTGTCCATTCTCCTAACGGATTTATAATTGCTTTAGGAAATAGCTCTTTTAATTCCTTGTTTCTAGCATTACTTTGGCATATTATTAATTTATCTTTATCAAGTATGTATTTTCCATCACTATTGTATTTGGCATATATTCTGTGTGCTATATCGCTTATTGCTTCCTCTTCAAAATTTATAGGCACTCCCTTAAATATTCCATTATCTCCACATCTTATTTTTCCTTCTTGATTTTTAGCAAGTTTCACATCTTGTCTATTAGGTATTATATGCACATCTATATCTTTACCTGCTATTCTATACACAACATTTTCAACATCTTCAAATGGCACTTTTGCATTTGTTTCTGCTATTATAAAACAATGTCCATGTCCTATTAGTACTTCAACTGCTATCCTAGGATCTTGTTCAATTTTATAGGCTAAATCTACAATTGCCCCTGCTATTCTATCAGCTATTTTATCTGGATGCTTCGGATTGACTTTTTCTATCATTTACTTTCCTCACTTTCTTTTCTATTTCCATATCAATAAGTTTATCTATTCTTTCTTTTTCTTTAGTTATTGCTTCATCTATTATTAAACACATTGTATATGTCGATATTGATAGTTTGTCTTTAGTTTTTAACAACACTGGTTCAGAGTATCCGTACCAATGTTTAGTTTCTATTCTAAATCTAATATCATCTGTTGCCGTTTCCTCTACTCTATGTTTTATCTCCTTCAGTTCATTTATTGCCATTTGATGTAGCGCTATTGTATTACTTATTTTTTCGTTCATATTTATATCACTTCCTCTATCTTTTTTAATAATTTTATCCATTGTACTTCATCACATTGCATTCCTAAATATTTAGCTTCTTTTATGTCATCTCTTATTTGCCCTAAGCATCTATCTGACAATTTATCATCTTCTATTTGTTGCATAATATAATTTACAGTAATTTCTACAATGTATGTCATTCTTCCTAGTGCATATCTTTCAGCACTTATTACTATGTGTTCATAATCTGACATTCTTTGATTTCCTCCAAATATATATTTCTATCTAAAAAACTAACCCAGTCAGCTATATCAGAAAAAGTTATTGAATGAGTAAATCCGCACCTTTTATATCCTTCTAATACTCTCCATTTCTTTTCACGATTATCCCATACAGGTTGTCCTATGTATTTATCTATGTCTTTCCACTCTATTGGTTCAGGTTTGTTTTTCTCTTGCTTTTGTTCATTGTCAACTTTTTTAGGAATTTCATTTGCTTTTGTCGCATTACTTTTTTTCTTTGGCATATTTACACCTCCTTATCATATTTAAATTTATAATAATCACAACTACAATTCATTTTATATCTATAGCTAATGTATTTATCACACCATATTACATCTTCTAAAACTTTTCCATCTTTTTTTCTGTTTCCAATATTGTATTTGCAACTGTCACATGTATAATCAAATTTAACTTCTTTCTTCGTAAAAAAATCAATTATCATTGTTTTTTATCTCCAATATCTTTACTATTTTTAAAACATAATAATTTATATCGGGTTCTGCACCCCAGTCTACTTTTCCTTCTCCAATTGTTATCACACATTTGCATTTAATGGTTGGAGAATTTTGTTTGTATCCATTTCGTAATAGTATTATTACGCTTTGTCCCATTCCTACTGCCAAATGTCCCAGTCTCTTATCATAATATGGCTTTATTTCTCGATATTCTTCCTTTTTTTCTCCACTTGCAATCATCTCAAACCATTTTCGTTTTATTGGTAATACTAACATTATTGTTTTTTTCCTTTCTTTATTGCTTCTTGCAATTTTTCATTATCAAATCCTGTATTAAAATCAGTATGTATAATATGTATTTCTTCAAATTCCTTTTCTATGTCTTCTACTTCATCATCTAATATTAGAAATTTATTTATTTTTCCATATTTTTCATTTTCAAGAAAGTTTTTGATTTCTAATCCTCTATCTGCACTATTTAAATATATTGTATTTGCAAATATTCTCATTCCATATTCTGCAAGTCTTGAATTTACTATTTCAGTATCTATTTGATTTAGTCGCCATGTCGAACTCAATACTATCTTTACATTATAATTTTGCTTTTGTAATTCTTGGTTTAATTTCATCAAGTTATTTAAACATTTTGGATCAAAAGGGAAGCAATGCATACTCATTATTCCTTTTACATGATGTCTGGCAAAACATTCATCCCAGTAGTTCATATTATTTAGTACACCATCAATATCTAAAAAAATATAAAATGTTTTCATTTATTCCCCCACCTTTCTGCATTTGTTTTTTTCCTTATCCCATGCTACACATTCTTCTTTATAACAATTTTCAAATTGTTGTGTCTCAATTAATACGTGGTATTCTCCTCGAACTATGTTGTCATCATCTAGTATTGGCCTTCTGATATTATGCTGCATAATCTTATACATCTCTGGACATTTCATTTTGTGCATTCTCCTTTTCAACACTTTTTATAATCCACTCTATAACCATTTGAACTAAAATTGGAGAATATCTTTTGTATTCGTAATGGACCATTTTTGCTAAATTTTGAGCATCATTTCTTTGAAATCCACATCCCATTAACAATTTTATAAATCTTTTTCTTGTAATTCTTTGCACTCCAAGCATTTTTTGCATTTGTATTGATGCTTCTCTTGTAATCGTAATTGATACACTTTTTGATTTTTCTTTTTCTATTGCATACCTTACTGCATCTGCAGCATCATCTTGGTTATTTTCCTGCACACTTTCAAAATTTTGTATTTCTGCTATTTTATTGATTTGTCCATCTTTATCCTGTATAAAAATATCTCCATCTACTATCAACTTTCCTATTTCATCTGTTGGCATCTTATCCCTCCTTTTCAAATATTTTCTTATATTCTTCTTTGCATTTCTTTCCTTCAATTTCAAATAATACTTTTGCAAAATCGACTTCTCCATTTTCATCGAAGTATTCTTTTATAATCATAAATAATGGAAGTTGATTTTTACCCCTAAAACCGAATATAATTCCTGTTTTCTTTCCTTTTATTTCTAAGGATGGCATTATTCTTCACCATCCTTTGCCATTATCATAAAGCACATGATTGCTATCCCTATAAAAGTTCCTATGAATAATCCTAATATAAATTTAATCATTAGTAGCACCACCTACTTTCCATATACTTCTAGCATATATACTGTTTCTTTTAATGCATCTATTTCTATAAATTGTTCGTTTATTTTCATTTGTTGTTCTTCAAATTTCACTTGTTGATTTTCTATTATTTTTTCTAATTCTTCGATATGATTTTGCCTTTCTTGCACAATTTCTTGAAGTTTATTGTTTTTATCTTTTAGCTGTAAATCAACTCCGCATATTCCTGCTACAAATCCTAAAGTAAACACTATGAATAATATAATTATGTTTTTAATATTCTCTGATGTTTTTGTAAGTTCTTTATCGTATAATTTGATTTTTTCTTTCATAACTTCACCTTCCTTTGTATTATATTTTTTTAAATTTGTGTCCTTTGCACCACATATAACTTTCCGTTGGACAAAATTCTTCATATACCAGTTCAAAATCTTCTGTTATATCACAATACATATCTCCTTCCTGTTCATACATACAGTGAATGCATTGTTCACAAGTTACATTGTTGTTATTTCTTTTTCGCTTTTCCATTTTTTCTCCTCTCAAATTGTAACAATATATATTTTTGTAAATCCACATTTCTTTTTGTTCTGCAGTTGTTTATATCCTGTATCTCATTCTCTAATTCATTTACTCTTTGTTTTAATTTTCTATTTTCATATAGTGCATCATAATACAACTGTTCATAATCTTTACCTTGCATATTACTCTTTCCTTTTATTTACTTTATCTAATAACTTTGCAATTATAGCGCCTGATTTAGTTAATTCCGTATCTTCTTTAAATAAATTGCATTGGTTCATTATTAGTTCTTCTGCATCAGATACTACAATTAAATTATTCAGATCAAAATTTCTAATATTTCCATCTGCAAAAATTACTTTGTGGCCCTCTGGTATTTTCCCATATTTTTGTTCATATAAGTGTCGATGTTTTCTAATCCAATTTTTATTTTTATGTCCATCTTGTACTTTTATTAATATGTATCCGTTCTTGTCTATTCTCTCACTGCCTATTTCTCTTGCATTTGCTGGAATATTACCTTTTTTAAATGTTGTTCTTCTTGAATTTTTTTGCCCATCCTCTGACATATATTCGTTCCATCTTTTACCTTTATTGAAGGACACTTGTCCTTTTACAAATTGCCCTCCAACTATTCCACTCTGTAAATTATATTTGTTTTTTATGTTAGCAATTGCACTCTCGCTTACATCCATATTAAATTTTTCATTAAAACTATTAGTTAGTTCTTTTAAAGTAATGCCTTTTACATTGTTCTTGACAAATTCTATATGTTCATCTTTATATTTTCTGTTTCTTCCATTTCTTCTTCCAACTTTCAATTTATGGCCACTAAGATATGATTTCATCGCTTTATATGTAACATTAGTATTAAATTTATTATTAAATTCTTGTTGTAGTTCTATTATTGCTTTCCCCTTACAATTATCAGCAATGTATTTTTTCATTTCTGCAGTGTAAAATTTACTCACCTTTTCCATCTCCTATTTGTAATATATTTGGCATTTGTTCTTTTTTCCCATATTCATCATAATGTTTGACTGCTTTTAATGCTAATTCTCCGTTGTTTATAATTGTTTGTGCTATACTGGCCATTGATTTAGCTCTTTCCCTTTCTTCTTGTAACTTTTCTCCAGTCAAATCATCATCATTTAATCTTTCTAGTTGTTCAAATAAATGATTATTCAAATCAGCTAATGTATTTTTGGTTCCCATTGTTTCTCCTCCTATCTATTGTCTTATATATGGTCTATCAACATATAATGCTACTGGTGGCTGTATATTTCCCCTTACAGACAAGTATATCTTTCCAGTTTTCATAAATTCTTTTTTCTCTTTTTCGGTCATTTCCCAACATGAAACTATATGTTTATCTGTTTTTAATGCTGGTAAATCTCCACATCCTTCTGCTTTGAATATGCAATTCATATCTTCAAAATTTACTGGGTTCATTGTTCTATTCCTCCTTTATTTTTAGGTTATATTTATCTTCAAACACCTTTTTCTTTGTTATATATTCTTTTGTTTTAAAGCCTTTTGTATCTATTATTTCTGCTGTTTCATCATTATTAAATACAATAAAATCAGCCTTATATTTCAGTCCTGGTGCTAATATAAATACTGGCTGCAAACAAAATCCTTTGATGTCCCCTGCCTGCAGCCTTATTTTCAAATTGCAATAATAATCCGCTTCTTTTTTGCTATCGAATGTTTGTCCATCTACAGATGTTTTTATTGCTCCATATTTACTTTTTTTATTTCCTTTTTTCTGGTATTCCTTATATTGTTCAATACTCCAATGCTCTTGATTGTTCATTTTCTACTCCTTTGGCATCTTGTATGTAAAACTAAAATTTTGTATCATTATTTGTTTATATATGTCTAGTAGTATCTCGTTTGCTCTATTTGCCGTTTTATATTCTCCAAGTAATTTATGATCCTTTGTGTAATAAGCTGTTATTGTATATTTGTAGTCTTTATATTTGAGCTTTTTTTCTTCTACTTCAATATAGTTCAAATTGCTTGTACTAGCTATTGCTTTTCCATTTTGAGATAATATCATCATTTTAAAATTTCTCCCAACTTTCAACTTTTTTATATGCTGTTCTCATTTCATTATTTTGGTTTAACATTGGTATAATTTCATTTATTTCTGGAAATTCCTTTTTTAATGATTCTGCAACATCTGTTAAAGTTTTTACCATTTGTGCCATTTCAATTGGTCCACCATTTCCCTGTACAATAGATATTGGTGCTTCTTTGAATTCTTTTGTTATTACAACTTCGCAAGTCAAACAATCATTACTTGCTTTAATTCTATTTATCCTTTGCGTTTCTTGTATTCTTCTAAAATCATCCATAATTCTTATTCCTCCTTTTTTTTCTTAGCACACTTTAGCCCTTTGACCACTCTAGGTGTATATTCCTTTGCCTCTTGGTTACTTTTTAATGTGTTAATATTTTGTATAGCTTGCTTTGTATCTGCTATAATTCCTTTTGTTATGTATTTGTCCGTATAGCCTTTCAAAGTATTTATTAATTCTAATTTATTTTTTAATATTCTTCTTTCTTTTCTGGTCTTGATTAATGCATTGGCAACTTTCATTATTTCAATTCCGTTTAGCTTTGCCAGTTCAAGCTCATGTAAATAATCTTCTTGTTCCGCTTCTTTAATACAAATTTTATTTTCTATGTCCTTTTTTACATCATCTAAATTTGTAAATACTTCTTCAATTTCAATTAGCAATATTTTCATTTCTTCTATATTGTCTATTTGCATATTTCCCACCGTCCTTTGTAATTTTTTTCTAACTTGTGTTTGTTTTTGAATTTCGTAATTTCATGTGTTTTTTGTTTTATGTTTACCAATTATTTCAAGAGTAATTGAGTATTATTTTCAAATACTTCATATACTGTTTGCCCTTTATTATTTATAATATATGGTAAAAATATCTGTTCCATTTCCACCATTTCAGTTTCCAATATTGCCATTTGAGCATCTATCCAATCTTTTATTATTCGCCAGGCAACTCTATTTGCTTGGTCAAAGGTATCTTTGACTTGATTGTTGTTTTTTCTTTGATTTTTTAAAACTTGTAAAACTCTGTCTGTGTTTGAAGGTAACCTAATCCCAAACTCCCCTCTGGGAGTCATAATTTTAAAACTTAATCCTGTTACATTTCCATTACTATATTCTGTCATAATAGCAGTAGCCCCATGTTTGCTTAATAATTCTTGTATTTCCCCTATGGTTTTATTTGCATTTATTGTTGTTGTGTAATTTTTTATTGCCATTTTTCCCTCCTACATAGAAATATGATTGCCTGTCCTTTTCTTAAAATGTTCACATTGATATATTAATCCAACTTGTTCTGCAGTTAATAAACAATGAGGAAATTCACAATTTAAGTTAGGTACACACCATTCACAATTTTCACAAATTTTTAATCCTTTTGTCATTAACTCATGTGTTTCAACCTGTTGTGGCATTTTTAATCACTTCCCATTTTCAGTATTGTGTTTGTATCATACTGCTTAGATAATTCTGTTTGTTGCATTGCTGATAAAATACATTTCTTAAAATATTGCTTTGGTATTTTAATTTCCGTTTTTGTATTAGCTATTGAAAATTTATTTAATGCATAATATATATTTTCTTCTGATATACCATCAATTTTTTCTCTAGTTTCTGGATTTATATAGAGTTCTTTTAGAATTTCTCGTATTTCCAAAAACAAAGTTGGTTTAAGATTAATTATTTTGCAGTTTGATACCATTTCTTCAAATCTAATCTTATCCATCTCATCCAACATCTCATTTAATTTTGTATTTTCTTTAAATTGGTGGTCAGAAGGATAGATAGAATTGATTTTATTTAATTTAATTTTATTTAATTTAATTTGATTTGATTTGATTTCATTTAATTTGCATATTTTTGCATACAAGTTTTCGCTTTTTGCATTGCAAGTGTATCGTTTTTTTATGCATTTGCATTTATTTTTTATGCATTTGCATTTTTTTACATCTTTTTTCTTCTCTTTTTTTTCACTTCTATTATTCCACCTTGCATTTGCCGCTTGTTTTCTCTTTTCTTTTAAGTCTTCATACTTTTCCATTCTTCTTAAAAAGCTTGCTGACCATAAATGATTTTTATCAGCATTAAATAACCCATTTCCCGTTTCACTATCCTTGTATTCATTAACACAATCGTATATATATTGCTCTATATCTATAGTAGTACCTGTTTGCATTTTAATTGCACGATATGTATTTTTATTGAGAGGTAATTTGTATGTTGATTCATTTCGCAACATTTCCAGTATAGCCCAATATAGACCGTATCCGCTCTAATCCGTAATCACATCTCATTGCCAATATTTTTGGATCTGATAATGCATTTGCATCATGACTAAAATAGTAAGTGTCTTTATTATTGGCCATTCTCTTTCTCTCCTCTCCTTAGTATTTCTTCTATTTTTATTTGCTGATTTTCATAAACATCTTTTAAAAATTTCCTTTCACAAACTTCTCCAAATCCTCTTTGAATGCTTTTCCAAGTTCTTAATTCTCTGCCACACATTCTACATTTGAAGCTATTGTCTTTAATATCTGGGCATTTTTTTAATGCTTTTATTGCTAAATTTATTGCTTTTATATCATTTAAGAATACAGCATCTAACTCGTTATTATGTATAAAACTTAATCTATCTACTTTCAAATCTTCTAATTGTGCAATTGCTTTTATATTATTCATAAAACACCTCTTATTAAAATGGATATAATTTTAATTCCATATTTAATCCTGGTTCTGCAATGCTAGTTGGTATTCCGAGTTTGATTAAATACTGCATTTTTCATAATTTCTTGATTTGCATTTTCATTAGAAAGATGACAAAGAATAATATTTTTCGTATATGTTAAATCATTTGCTTGTAAAAACTTTAAAACATTTTCTAAGCTAAAATGACTTTCTAATAACCTGCTATACCTAGTTTTATTTATTATTCCATTTGTTGCATTTTCTTTTGCAAAATTCTTGTTATAGTTACATTCTATTAATAAATAATTTAATTTTCTAAATTTATATTTAATATAATAGGTATCTGTAGCATATAGTAATTTTTCGCCAGTTGGTTTGTATTGTATTAAAAATCCTAATGGCTCTCGTGCATCGTGTTGTGTATCAAATGGTAATATAATGAAATTTCCTATTTCGAATTGTTGTAATGCTTTTATTATTTTAAATCTATGACCTACTAAATTCAGTTTGCTAAAAGTTCCTTTTGATGCATATACATTTATTCCATTTAATGCAAAATTCGGTGCATATTTTAAATGATCCATATGTTCATGTGTAACAAGAACTCCTAAAATTCCATTAAAATTAAAATTCAATTCTTTTTGTACATCTTTAAAATTGATACCTGCATCCAATATCAACTTCTCATCTTTATTTGCTTCTATTAGGTAGCAGTTTCCTGATGAACTACTACCTAATACTTTTAATTTCATTAGAAGCTAGGTCCTTCAGTTATGTTAGTAACATCTTCATTTTCAATTTTATCTTCTTCTGTAGATGCAGTATCTTCAACTTGCTTTATTTCTCCTGTACTTACATCAATGTATTCTTTATTTGCATTTTCCTCAATTTCTTCCTCAACTTCCGTTTCATGCATATTTATATAACTATCTTCATTATTCTCCATTACATATACATAACTATTATTTACTTTCTTTGGATCAATTGGTACTGCATTGTATGTTGCTCTTGCAATTGTTTTTAATGCCATTTCCTTATACCAACCATCTACCTTTTCCTTTCCTACTTTCTTGCCATTTTCCCATTTGTCTTTTTCTCCTCCCCAGAATTCAGCAGCTGCATAAGTAGGCTTTCTTTTATCTATTTCTTCTTTTGTAAGAGTAATTATCTTATTTTTAGTCTCATCTACATATTCTATGTATCCAAATCCACCAATAATTTCTCCTCTGTCAAATGGATTCTTGATTGTAAAATTGTATCTTGTTATATTATCCTTATTGATTATTTCAAAAATATCATTTGAATGTACTAGTTCAACTACAATATTTTTTATTGGGTATAGGGATAATTGAGTAGCAATATATTCTAACCCTTTATATCCTTTTAAGAAGCCGATATCGTACTTATTAGTCTTATTGTTCTTATATGGTATTGCATTTAAGTGATTAGGTATTTGCATGTCTAAACCTAATTTTGCATGGTGTACTACTGCAATTGCCAAATCATTCATATTAACATTTTGCCAACTAATAGGTAAGTTGTTTTTATCTTCTTCTTTTGTTGATTTCCAACTGTTTTTATTTATTCTTGCTTCTTCAGCTTTTCTTAGTGCATTGTCAATACCTATGAAATATCCTCTTATTAATTGCCTTTGATATTCATTTATATTTAATTCTCCAATATTTCCTTGAAATTCAGTTATAACCTTTTGTGTAAATCTCTCACTATTAGTAAGATTTTCACTTTTCGTTTGTAATTCAGTGTCTTTTTTTACTAATTCATTACTCATAATTATTTACTCTCCCTTACTATAAATTTCATACCTGTTCTATCCATATCTTCTACATTTACAGTAGAAAATGCAGGTACACATGTTAGGTCAATGCCTGCTGGTGCAACATAACCTCTTGCAATAGCAATTGCTTTTACTGTTTGATTAATGGCTCCTGCTCCAATAGCCTGCAATTCTACTTTTCCTTTTTCATTTATTATTGCTGCAATAGCCCCTGCAACATTATTTGGGTTTGATTTACCTGATACTTTCAATATTTCACTATTCAATTTCTTTTCCTCCTTCTTCCAATACTTTAACTGCTGTTTCTATGTCTGCAATTATATTTTTTCTTTTTTGGCCAGTTTCTTCTATAATAATTTGAATTGTTTCTGCAATTCCTATTATTACATCAAGTGTTGTTCCTTCGTGTATTTCAACTGCAACACCATTCTTACTTTTCTTTACTTCCAGAATTATTGTTTCTTTTTCCATTATGCAAGCACCTCAATTCTCAATTTTGCATCTTGAGTTACTATTAAGCTAATTACTTGTGTTTCCATCTTATACAATTCATTTATGCTTTCTCTGTTATCTATAAAGATTGGTGCTGTTGTATTATAAAATTTTGATAATGTATGTATTACATCTAGTCCGGCAATAATTTTATGTGCATTATTAACATCAGAATATGGAACACCGTTTACCAAAGTATCGCAACATTCAACTAGTCCACCATTTATTTGAGTGTCAAATAATCTAAATTTCACAACATTAAAGTTAGAATTAATTGCATTCTCTAGTAGTTCAACTTTAGTTTTTGTAAATTCTTCTATTTCAAATTCTTGTGATTCGAATTCCTGTATCCTTTTAGCTAGATTTTCTTCTTCTGTTTCCAATTCTTCTATACGATGCTTAGTTTTTTCCTGGATATCTCTTTCATTTAAAGTTTTATTTAATTTGTTTATTTCTTCAGTTATTTCTGCTTTTTGATTTTGTAAATATGATGTATCTTCATTAGTTAAGTTTCTAACTTTTTCTTCTAATTCTTCTATTTCTTTTATTTTATTACTATATTCTGGAAGTTCAGTTATATCAAATGAATTATCATTTTCCTTTTTCTTTTCTAATTCAAATATTTTGCTATTTATTTCTTCCAATTCCTTATTTAAATTTTCAACTGTTTTGTGTATTTCATTTCGTGCTTTTGTATTCTCATCAAGCCTTATATTAATTGCCTGTCCTTCTGTGTTTATTGCATCTTGCTCACTTTTCCTGTGATTATTAAAATTGCTTTCAAATTGTTTTTTCATATCTTCAATTTTATCTGTTTCATATTCTCTTTTGCAGGTTGGGCATACAAACGATTCTGGATCAAATTCTAATTTAGAATTACTTATTTCATCCCACTTTTTATACAATTCTTGTTTTCTATCTTGGTCTCGTTTTATTTTTAACAATCTTTCATTATCTTCTTCTTGACAAGTTTTTATTTTTGATTCAATTACCCTTTTTTCAGTTTGAAGTTTAATTAAATCTGTTGTATATTTTTGAGAATATTCAGTTTCTTTTGCTAATTTAAAATCTGCTAATTCTTTCTTTGATGTAGCAAGTTTATCCGCAATTTTCATGTTTTCTTTTGCTTTTGCTTGTACATCCATCATTGTTGTATCAATTTCTAATAGTTTCTTGTTTGCTTCTTCCTTTTCTTCTTCTACTTTTTTATAGTCAATATCATGTTCAGTAATTAGAGTATTAGTTAATTCATCAATTCTTATTGGTATTTTTTTCTTTTCCTCATTCAGATCTCTTATTTTTGAACTTAAAACTTTCTTATAATCCTCGATGTTTCTTCCCTGTAAGTTTTCTTTTAATTTCTCAAATTGCGAATTTGAATTTAATATATCTTCATCAGATATATTAACTCCTGATATGTTAATCAATAATTCTCTTCTTTCCTTCCAAGTCATATTGTTATTAAAAAAAGAAGGATCTGTAA